TCGCTATCGTCTTCGGCAGCCTCGTCGGCGTGTTCGTCCTCATCGGCGTCCTCGGCGCAGCATTCGGCGACGACGACAAGGCCAAGCCCCGAGCCACACCGACCACCCACATGCCGGCAGCCGCCCCAACGACGGAGCCAGCGAAGGCGCCCGACTCGCCGGCCACCAAGCCTGCGGGCTATGCGGACGGCGACTACATCGTTGGCGAGGACATCCCGCCCGGCACCTACCAGACAGTTGGCGCGCAGGCTGGGGCCTTCGAGTTCTGCATGGTGTCCACGAAGCCCACCGTCGACGGCGTGTTCCCTCAGCTGAAGTCGGCCAACAAGGACGAGCGGATCATCATCACCATCAAGGCCGAGGACGGCGTCCTGTCCATCTCGGGCTGCGAACCGTTGACGCGCCGCAAGTAGCCCGATAACCCCACCAGGGCCCGCACTTGGGTGCATACTCGACTCAGGTGCAGGCGACCCCGCTGGTGAGTTGGTCGACGCGCAAGGCCCCAGTCCTCCCCCCGACTGGGGCCTTCCTGCATATGCTGGACCCAATCGAAAGGGGCCCACCATGGCAGTGCCACTTACCCCCGACCAACTCGTCCGCGCACTACGCGCCGAGGGCGTCACCGTCGTCGAGGTACCGGGCTGGCGACAGAACAACCGCAACCACAAAGGCCTCTGGGGACCCGTCCACGGCACCATGCTCCACCACACCGTCACCCCCAAGACGATGAGCGCCGTCCCCCTCTGCTTCAACGGCCACTCCGAGCTTCCCGGGCCGCTCTGTCACGGCGTCATCCGCCGCAACGGCGAAGTCCACCTCGTCGGCAACGGGCGCGCCAACCACGCTGGCGGCGGAGACCCTGACGTCCTGCAGGCTGTGATCGCCGAGAACTACGGCACCCGACCCCCGGCCCCGAACGAGCACCAGGGCAGCCCGGGCGCGGTCGACGGCAACGCCGTGTTCTGGGGGTGGGAGTGCGAGAACGAAGGCGACGGCGACGACCCATGGCCCGCAGTACAGGTCGAGGCGATGGTGCGGGTGTCGGCAGCCTTGTGCCGGGCACAGGACTGGGGAGCGAAGTCGACGATCGGACACCTGGAATGGTCGGACTGGAAGAACGATCCCCGCGGACCTGACAACGTTGTCAGCATGCCGGGCCTGCGCCTGAGGATCGCCGAACGCCTCCTCCACCCCGCCAACTGGAACCCCGGCACCACCTCCAAGCCGCCCGCCCCCAAGCCGCCCGTGGAGAACAACGTGGCCATCTCCGACGCCGACATCAAGCGCATCACCCTCGCCGTCCAGGGCTACCGCAACGCCCAAACCAACCAGGCCAGCATCGATGCCGGCCACGGCCGCATCCCCGACGCCTACGGCTACACCACCCTCACCCACGGCCTCGTGACGGCACTCATCGCCGAGGTGAAGGCGCTCCGCACCGAGGTCGCGGCCCTCCGGCGAGAGAGCGGCCGGTGACCACCCCCGAGACCGGCATCGTCATCTCCCTGCCAGAGATCTACGCCGAAGTCCGCAACCTCGGCAAGACGCTCGGCCGCGTCGAGAACACCCTCACCACCCACGTTGCCGACTGCGTCGAACGCGACCGCAGACGCGACACCCAATTCGACGACCACGAGATCCGCATACGCGCCGACGAAGCCAACCGCTGGCCACGCGCCAACGTCGTCGCCATCGCCACCGTCACCGGCGCCGCGGCAGCCCTCGCCGCCCTGTTCATCGCCCGCTGAGAAGGGAGCACCCCAGTGTCTGACGAGCCGTACCCGTGGGTGCGCCGCACCAGCGAACGCGGCCCGGCCTACGAGGCCTTCCAGGCCTACCTACGCCAAGGCCCCCGACGCACCATCACCGCGGCCGCCGAGGAAGTCGGCATCAGCCGCGACTCAGCACAGGAACTCTCCTCCCGCCACGACTGGGTAGCCCGCTCCATCGCCTACGACCAGCACATCGCCTCAGCCGCCACCGACGGCATCGCCGACCAGATGGCATCCGCCCGAGACGAAGACCTGGACCTCGCCAGCCAGATGCGCGGCTACGCCATCACCATGCTCGAAGGCTTCATCGTCGGCCGCGCTATCCCGCCAGCCAACTACTCGCAGTTCGTGCTCGCCATGATCCGCCTCGAAGAGCACGCCTTCCGGCTGAAGGACGACCCCAAGACCAGCGCCATCCGTGACCGTGTCCAAGACCTCCTGCAGCGCCTCGACAGGGCCAACCAGACGTGACCCTCACCCCGGCCGAGCTAGCTGGCCTCACCCCCGCCGAGCTCGAGGAGCTTGCGGAGGGGCTGGAGAAGCTTGTCCTCGACCGCGAGGCTGGCAAAGTCCCCTGGCTGTGCGACATCCCCGACTGCAACGGGCAGCCCCACCCGGGGCGCCCAGGTCGACACTCCCGCGCGGCGCAGCGCCCACCGGAAGCTGACGAGTGGGATGTGTGGCTGGCACTCGCCGGCCGCGGCTGGGGTAAGACCCGCACCGGCGCCGAATGGGTCATCGAGCAAGCCAAGCACCTTGAGCGGGGCGCGCTCATCGGCCCGACCGCAGCCGACACCCGCGACATCCTCGTTGAAGGCGAGTCTGGGATCCTCGCCTCCTCCCCGGCCACGTTCCGCCCCGACTACCAGCCGTCGAAGCGGCGCCTTGTCTACCCCAACGGGGCGATCCAGGTCTGCTACTCGGCCGACGAGCCCGACCGGCTTCGTGGCCCGCAGCATCACTACGGCTGGTTCGACGAGCTCGCCGCCTGGCGGTACCTGCAGTACGCGTGGGACATGGCGCAGATGGGCATGCGCCTCGGCACCCATCCCCGCATCTGCATCACCACCACTCCGCGGCCGCTGCCGCTGATCAAGCAGCTGTTGAAGGACGAACGCACGGCTGTGGTCCGCGGCTCCACGTACGACAACCTCGGCAACCTCGCCGACACCTTCAAACGGGCCGTCATCGCCAAGTACGAGGGCACCACGCTCGGCCGGCAGGAACTCGACGCCGAAGTCCTCGAAGACCTCCCCGGCGCGCTCGTGGCGCGCGCCCTCATCGACCGCACCCGCGTCACCCCCGACGAGGTGCCCGAACTGATCTCCATCGTCGTCGGCATGGACCCCGCCGGCACCGGTACCGGCGACGAGACCGGCCTCGTCGTCACCGGCTGGGGTGTCGACCAGCACCACTACGTCCTCGCCGACGCATCCGCGAAGAAGACCCCAGACCAGGCCGCCCGGGCAGCCTTCGCGCTTCGCGAGCAGTACAGCGCTGCCCACGTCATCGTCGAGGACAACAACGGTAAGGACTGGATCGGCGAAGTCCTCAAGCGGGTGTGGCGCGACATGCAGCCCACAGGCGACACAACGCCACCGCCGGTGCGCACGGTGTGGGCGTCGCAGGGGAAGAAGCTGCGGGCGCAGCCGGTCGGCATGCTGTACGAGCAGGGCCGTGTCCATCACGTCGGCTCCCTCCCCGAGTTGGAGGACCAGCTGACGACGTGGATCCCCGAAGAGGATCCGAAGTCACCGGACAGGCTCGACGCCCTGGTGCACGCCGTGACGCACCACATGAAGCGGGACCGCTCCCGCACCCAGCTGGTCAACCCGCACAAGGCCGCCCAGCGCGCCGGGCGGACGCCGGGCCAGCATCCGGCACTCAAAGCACGCCGACAGGCGGCATGATGGGATGGAAATGGAAACGTATCCGCTTCTGATGGTGGTGATGGCGCTGGCCACCGCCCGCGTGACCCGCCTCATCACCCGCGACCGCATCCTTGCCGCGCCGCGGCGAGCCGCCCTGCGCGCCCTGCCCGACGACCACCTGATCGCCTACCTCATCGTCTGCGACTGGTGCGTGTCGGTGTACACGGGCACGCTCGCGGCCGTGGGCGGGGCGTGGGCGGGCTGGTGGCCGTGGGCCGCGGTGCCGGCCGTCGCGCTCGCCTTCTCGTACGTGACCGGCTTCCTGACGTCCCGGGAGGGCGAGGACTGATGGCCATCTTCCGCAGGCACAAGGAGGGCGGTCCCCTCGTCCTCGACCAGCCCGACACCGAACTCCCCCTGCGCACCGTCACCGCAGCCGCCATGCCGATGTCCGGACCTGGCGTGAAGCTCGCTGACCGGGCCCGCAAGTTCAACGCCAACTCGGACTGGCAGAAGCAGGGCTGGTACTTCTACGACGTGATCGGCGAGCTTCGGGCGCCGCTCGTGTGGATCGCCAACGCCGTCTCGCAGGCCGATCTGCATGCGACGGAGCTCGACCCGGCCACGGGCAAGCCCACTGGCCCGTCGAGCGACCCACGGGCCATCAAGGCTGCGGCGCAGGTGCTGGGTGGCCCGGCGCAGCGTGCGACGCTTCTGCGGGTGCTGGCGCTGTGCTGGCAGGTTCCCGGTGAGGCGTGGACGATCGTCCGCCCCCGCGGCGCAGGCAAGCCCGACGAGTGGATCGTGCTGCCGCCGTCGCAGGTCAAGTCCAAGGGCACCGGCGCAACCTCCCAGTGGCACTACCGGGACCCGAAGATCGGCACCGACGTGCCCCTCGACGACCGCTCGCGACTCTTCCGCATCTGGGACCCGCACCCCGCCGACTTCATCCAGGCCGACTCCGCGATCCGGCCAGCGCTCCCCATTTGCCGCGAGATCGAGAAGTGTTCCCAGACTCTGGCCGGACAGCTCGACTCCCGCCTGGCCACTGCCGGCGTGTGGCTCGTCTCCGACGAACTCGACCTCCCGAAGGGCGATCACGAGACGACCGCCATGGCGTTCATGGACGAGCTGCTCAGCGTGGCCGAGATCGGCATCCAGCAGCCCGGTACGCCGGCGGCCGTCGTTCCTATCGCCTTCAACGCTCCCAGCAGTGCGATTGCGGAGGGTTCGGCGCTGGCGTTCGTCGACTCGTCCACGAACTTCATCCAGGGCCTCGACGACCTTCGCGACAAGGCCCTCGGCCGTCTCGCCGCCACCCTCGACATGCCCCGGGACGTTGCGGCCGGCACGCAGGGCGAGTCGAACCACTGGTCGGCGTGGCAGGTCGAGGAAAGCACGTACAAGATCTTCATCGAGCCGCTGCTCCGCGCCCTCGGTGACGCGCTGACCGAGCAGTGGTACCGGCCCGCGCTCGTCGCGATGGGGATGACGGCGGAGCAGGCGGACCGGTTCGAGATCGGCTGGGACACCACGAACATCGTGGCCCGCCCGGACGACCGGGAGACCCTGGAGTCGCTGTACGACAAGGTCCTGATCTCCGACGAGTACATGCTGACGGAGAACGGGATCCCGCTGGACGCGATGCCGGACGAGGCGGAGCGGGAGCGGCGTCTGTTGGAGAAGTGGGTGACGTCGTCGCCTGCGATCCTCAGTGAGCCTGGTGTGGCGGAGACGTTGGGGATGCCGGAGTTGGCTGCGGCGCAGGCGTCGGCGGCCGAGGAGGCGCCGGAGCCGGTGGCCGAGGAGCCGCGGGCGCTTCCGGCGACGCAGGACACGGAGCCGGAGCCGGAGGGCGTCCCGGATGGTCTGACGGCGGCGGCCGAGCTGCTCATCTTCGACGCTCTGTCGCGCGCGGGCGGCCGGCTGATCACACGGGAGAACCGGGGCCAGTTCACGTCCACCCCGAAGCACGAACTGCACACGGTCATCGCGGCGGCCGGACGGGACGAGCTGCTCGACGGCTCGTTCCAGTTCGTCAAGCCTGTGGCTGACGCGTTCGGCGTCTCGCCCGGCCTGTTCAACATGATGCTGACCGAATACACCCGTGCGCTCCTGAATGAGGGTGCGCTTCACGACCGTGAGCGGCTGCGTGAGCGTCTCTCCCTGGTACTGACCGGGGTCCACCGGTGACCATCCCACCCGATGACGGGCTACCCCAGCGGTTGCGGGCGGAGGCGTTCATCCGCGAGGGCGAGCAGCGGGTGGCGCGGACGTGGTTCCGGTCGCTGACCCGCTGGCTCGACCGCGTCCGCCCCGCCGTGGTGCGTGGCGACACGATGGATCCGGCGCGCGTCTCCGACCATCAGCAGTTCTGGACGGAGCAGGTCAACGTCGAGGTCATGCCCGTGGTGGATGGGATCCTGCGCCGGGCTGCGCGCCGGGTCCGCACGCAGGGTGTGCCGGAGGGTGACCCGTGGGTGTCGACGTACCTCAACGAGACCGGCAACCGGCTCGTGCGCCTGCCCGACGAGGTGTACGGGCTGATCGTCGCCGAGCTGGAGCGCGGGATCCGTGAGCAGGAGTCCATCCCGGACATCGCGAAGCGGGTCGAGGTGGTGCTGACGGCTACGGGGTCGGAGCGGTGGCCGAACCGGGCGGTGACGGTGGCGCGGACGGAGACGCTTGCGGCAGTGAACGCGGGCGTGTTCCGGTCGGCGGAGTTGGACGCGCAGCAGCGCGGGGATCCGGCGCCGTTCAAGCAGTGGATCGCCACGGCCGACCCCAGGACGCGGCCGACGCACAGGGAGGCGGACAAGCAACGCACCCTGCTCCGGGAACCCTTCCGGGTCGGCGGGGCGCAGCTCCTCTACCCCGGCGACCCGACGGGCCCAGCAAACGAGGTCATCAACTGCCGGTGCTCCCTGTTCCCGGTGGTGCTGGGCGAAGAGATCGACTGGACAGAGAGGCAAGACCCGTGAGCAGAACTTGGAGTGCGGTGCTGGCCCGGCTGGGTGTGCCCACCGGTGACGGCCGCATCATCGACCCTGCGGGAGGCTCCTCGCGGGACCTGCCGCTGCCGTTGATGTGGCAGGAGCTGTCCGATGACGGCCACGGCGGCAGCCGCGTGGTGGGCCGGATCGAGACGCTGCGGATCGCAGACGGCATGGTGACTGCTACCGGCAGCATGCTGGAGGACATCCCCTACTCGGTCACCGAGCAGCTGGAAGCGGGCGTGGTCGGCCCTTCGGTGGACCTCGACGACATCGAGTACGTGATGGACGCCGAGGAACGGCTGATCATCACCCGGTGGCGGGTGTCCGGCGCCACTCTGGTCAGCATCCCTGCGTTCGCCGAGGTGTCCCTCACCCTCGACCCGGAACCGGCCGAGCCCATGCCGGATATGACCGAGCTCCAGGACGTGCCCGTCGAGGACTGGCTCTACGCTTCCGCGCGCCCAGAAGCGCTTCCGCCTGCCGACTGGTTCCAGCGGCCGGACGTCGACCGACTCACCCCCCTCACCGTCACCGACACGGGCCGGGTCTTCGGGCACATCGCTGGTTGGGACACCTGCCACGTCGGTCTCCCTGGATGCGTTACCCCGCCGTCGTCGCCCACCGGCTACACGTACTTTCACGTCGCCGAGCAGCGCACCGCAGACGGCGTCACGCTGCCTGTAGGAACGCTCGTAGCCGGGCCGCGACACGCGGACGCCCAGCTCGCCTTCCGGGCCGCGCAGGAGCACTACGACGACCCCAGCGCGGCCGTCGCCCGCGTGGTGGCAGGCGAGGACGAGCACGGGATCTGGGTGGCCGGCTGGCTGCTCCCCGGCGCCACGCCGGAGGCGTTGGACGTGTTCCGGTCGTCGCCGGTGTCGGGTGACTGGCGGCGGGTGGGCGGCAGCCTGGAGCTGATCGGCGTGTGTTCGGTGAACACGCCGGGCTTCCCCGTTCGCCGGGTGCACTTTGCGTCGGGTGCGCAGCGGGCCCTGATCGGCTCGTTCGGCATCACGCCTGAGCCGGGGGCCTACCCGACGCGGGACGCGTTCGGCGACAGGGCAGTGGACGAGGCCGAGCAGGCGCGTGCCCGGTGGGCGTGGGCTGCAGCAACGACGAACATGGAGGCGTGACATGGGCTGCAACTGCGGGGGCAACAGGACGCTCCTCGACTACCAGGTGACCCTGCGGCACGACGGCTCCACACAGACCGTCACCCACGAGCAGGGCGGCCTCGTGGCCGTCCGACAGCTCCTCGCCAAGTCCCCCAAGGGCGGCACCTACAAGGCCGTCGCCTGCCCGAAGTAACACGCCGCGTACCTGGCGGCCCTTAC